GCCATGTGAAATATGAATTTTTGGTATGAGTCGTCTAGTATCGTATTGAACACTAGCGTATCCCCTTTTCCACTCGGCTCCTCGCCATCACAGCGCATCTTGAAAAACATACCAATCCTGTGTGTTTTCAAATTTAACCCCACATGTTGTAAAAACTGTAAGGCTTCGGTGTTGATATTCCCCATAATGAAATTATCGAAATGGTCATATATTACGTTTAATTCCTTCATGACCATTGTTCGCATTGAAGCATCGAACCTACTAACGTCTGTTGCTATAATAATGGGTTTCTTGATTGTGCCGATTATATTACTGACGTGATCTCCTAACTCTAATATGGAACATGATGGACAATATGCTGCTAAGATATTCTTAATTGTTTTCTCAAATGCGTAAAAATAAGGCCCCATTACGCACTTGGCATCATCTGATGGTACATTGACATTACGTGGATCTGGACAGGATCCATTATCATCAAATAATTTCTCGCGCTTCATCATGGCAACATAAGTTGGCTTGATAGGTGCATCTGTTAGTTTGAGCAGAGCGCGATCATACTCTTTTTTCTTTTTCCCTATCAAATGGTCTCGGTACTCTATTGGGTCGTATTTGATGCCGAACCTATCTGAGTAAATTTTTATTCCTTTTACCAATTCTGGAATATATATTTCTCGCATAAATTTGCGATATTGCCTCATACAATCTTTATTCGGATCATACTGCTTGGCGAGGACTCGATCTATTAAAGATACTAGTAAATTCGTGTGATTTTTACTAAAGTATATTGGTATATGTTGACTCCTCTCCCCTAAAAATATTGGGGCTTTTTGTATACATTCTTTTCCTCCAAATACCCTATCCTTATCTTGTAGAGGTATTATCTTGGAGACCTTATGCTTGTGATATATTTGTAGGTTCTTTATGCCATAGTACGCTGACGATCTTATCTTGAATAACAACTTATTCTGATATGGCAACACGAAGTCTACGAGAATGTACAAAGGAAAATATGGTGCACCTGCTAAAATGCATGCGTAGATTATGATTACAGTCGTGTACAATGTGTAGTATGAATATTTCTTCGCAATATACAGCCATTGACGTAATCTTTTCCCGTTTTCCTTGAAGGGGGTTTTG